AATGTCAGTCAATTCGTGAAGCATACATGCATATGCACAACATTGAACAAAATAACCATCAATCCATTCGCGTGGTTTGGGTTGTTTTGATGTTTTGAAATCAATGATTGAAAGTTCTCCGTCAAATTCGGCAATACAGTCAACCGTTCCTGCAACACCTAAGTATTGACTGTAGAGAGAACCTTCCAGTACATGAATATTATTTATACGATTCAGAGCGGGTTTAGCAATCTTGAATAAATGCTCTGAAATTGGTTGTACTGTAGGAAGTTCTTCGTTTTTCAGATAATACTCAGTAAGAGTATGCATATCTGTGCCACGACTTGTTGCCTTGCGTGTAATATTATTGGCTTTCTCTTCACCAACTTTCCTACGCCAAGCAGCAAACTTTTCTTTATTAAAATGAGAAGTGACTGAAGTGATAGAAACTAACTTCTTCAGTCCTTCTTCTCCTGGTACTTTATAATAACGAACCCCGTCAATGGTTTCGCGTTCCAAAGACGGGAGATTCAAATCAATATGATTAAACATTAAAAACCCAATTCAGTTTTTGCAACAAGGTATTCTTTACAGAGTCCAGAACGGACAATATCTTCAATACCAAACTCAATGACATCAAACGATGGCATTGCTCTCAAAATTCTCATGAAATCAGAGATTCCATTCTTTTCATTCGTCTTTGTAAGGTCAGACTGTGTAGCATCACCACAGAACATAATCTTTGTATTCTCACCAACACGAGTAACTATACTATCAAGTTCGTGGAAATTCAAGTTTTGGAATTCATCAACGATAATGATTGCGTTATCGAGCGTGGTTCCACGAATGAACGATGTAGACCAGAAAGAAATAGTTCCTTGAGTCTTCAGATTGCCATAGAGCATCTCAAAGTCTGCATCCGTAGGCATCTCGAACATATACTTCACCATATTCTTATATGGAATCTGGTAAAGAGAAGATTTGTCTTCATGGTCTCCAGGAAGAAAACCAATCTCACGAGTCGCTACAAGGGACCTTACGATGTAAATCTTATCATAGGGCGACTTATCACTTAGAACGTCCCTGAGGGCGTTGTAGAGGGTGATAAACGTCTTTCCTGTTCCTGCTGCACCATAGGCAACTAAGTTTTGGTCCAGTTTATAGCAACGGAAAAGTTCTTCTTGATTTTTAGTGAGAGGTTCAATCTTTTTCGCAAGATCAAGATTGATTGGTTTTTTTCTTTTCATTTGTTTGTTACTCATTCCGAACGGAACTACTGGACTGTCTACTCTTTTACGTGGCATAAAATCAAGTAATAGGCTTAACGTTTGCTCCTGGCATTTTAGATGCTCTTGTTAGAACTTCATTCCAACCAGGTTTTTGTTTGACGAGTTTGTTAGCCCAATCTCCAACCTCTCCAACGTTCATTTGTGTCGGAAGAAGTGGTTTGAGATGTGGGTTCTCTTTCAGATATGGCTCTTTCTCTGCCATATACATCCACTTCTCAAATATCTCACCCGTTTCTGTATTCTCAAATCTATAAGTCGGCATAGTTTAAATGAGTGGTATGTTAATATTTATGAAATCCATTCAAGTGCTGTGGCAACAGCAGGAAACTGCTCACAGAAAATCTCTTTGGCGGAGTTTGCAATATCCATATGTTCTTTCTGAGTTCCATTAGCAGAACGCAGATCGATATAATGAATCCACGATCTTACAGAACCGGTCATATACATTTTTGTGGGCACGGCGAGTGGAAGCACAAACCGGGCACACTCCTTTGCGACTCCACGATTTAGCATCTGTTCGTACAGTGCCATAGAAGAATCAAACAAAGTCTGCATCTGAAGTTCAAGGTTCTGAACATCAAATGGGTCTAGGTCATCAGTAGAATTCTGACGATTCTTTGTATCTTGACGGCGCAGTGCAGGCAGAGGAATCTTTTTGAAACCTAACAGAGATGAATCGGCATAACGTTGTGAAAATTCTTGATATGTGAACGAACGATGCCGGAGCACTTGAGCTGCTATGCCCCTGGTAGTATTAATTTCCAGAGTCATAAATGCTTGCTCAAAGATAGACCAGTGCTGGTGTTTAATACAATACCTCAACAACCCATCATACTTTTCATTGTCCTGGTTATTTGGATTGCTCACTCTTGCACAATATGCCATATGCTTTTCTGCATCAGGCGTCACAGAAATAAGGTTAGCACTATTAATCATTTACATTCCCCTTGTTTAATAAATTTCTTACGACACTTTTTGACTTCTTTCATTTCGTCCTTAATCATCTGATAGGCATCCTCAGGATTGATTCTGCCACCAAGTTCCATAGCGCAGATAACCTCGACTCTTGTGCCAAAATGTTTTAGTGCTTCTTCAAAGCAGTTTAGTTCTTCATACATTAGTCTGGATACCCATCATCATCGGAAAATACTTCATCATAGTCAGAGATAAGTGGTGCAATCTTATCATACTCTAGATATGATTCTGTGTCTGAATACACCTCGCTTTTAAGACACTCAACAAGTGACTCTAAATTTCTTACGATTAGTTTTAGTTTCTCTTTGTCCATATAATAGACGCACACAGAAGTAATTATACACAAAAAAAGAGGGTTTTGCAACCCTCTCGTTCATTTGCTGAGGAGAATTATTTCTCCGTATAGTAGAGACATGCCTGCAACACAACCAAGGGTAATTAACCCTGCGATTTGTAGTGCTTCCATGACTTCACTTAACGTAGGTGCGACCACGATAGCAGAAGGTGCCATGAGACTCCTTATCTGCTTTATGAACTTCACACTTTACACCACGATATGCGGTGTGAGTGATCTGTGCATCGTGAACAGCAGATGCTTTGTTGATCTGCTTCTTGATAAGTTGAAGGGTGTTCATAAGTTTACTCCTGAAATACTAGGGATTTTTGCCCCGTTCCTTCAGTCGTTTGCGTCCCATGGACAATGAGGTGTAGCTTCTTGAATAGTTTCAACAAGTTCCACCTTGATTTCATTACTAATATGTTGATGTGCATCAAGGCGTCTGATTATATCAGTAGCATCAGTGCAGTGAATATCAGCATAAAGTAATAGATCAATCATGGGATGAACGCTCCGTTCCGCGACTTACTTGCGTCCTAAGTAAATGTACCGTTGCACTCACCATCAACTTTAGATTTAAAATACTGGATGAGGTTCCACTTTGACCGTTGGTCAATGTCGTCTCGCATCGTTGTCTCAACTCTTAGTTGTAAAAACCTTTCACAAGACATATGCCACCCATAAGGTGACGCATCGTGATGGGCTAAGGTGAAAGCCAACAGTAAAGATACCATTGGATGAACGTAGGTCTACTATAGACCTTATGGATTATATAGTCAAGTGTTTTTGTAGTTTATGATACAATTTAATATTTTCTAAAGAAACATACCATTGTCACTCATAAACTTGAGAGTTTCTTTTAGTGTTCCACGATGGTTGAGTCCAATAGCAATCTGAGGATACTCTGCTTCACTACCAAACTCGGCACGAAACTGTCTATCACTAAAGTCAGCACCAAGCAAAAACTCTTTTACTTCTTGACCACACGCTTCAAGAACCATCTTTGCTCTTTCAGATTCTTGACTTCCATTTGAATATACAAGTGCTTGTTTCATTCTTCTTTGTATATAATTGAAATTTTTCTTTTCTCCTCACCTTTGTGATTAAGAAGATAAGAATAATGAACCTCTGCATTTAGAAGTTCAGCAATCTTTTCTACCAAGTTTTTGGTGATATTTAATTTAGTTACGTTGTTGCCAGTCATCAATATCTTCTTGAGTAGGAACAATAATTCGGAAGGCAAGACCTTCTTCTTCAAACTCTTCGTTCATTTTCTCATAGGTTTCAGGTGTAATCCTATTAACCTTTTTATGCATCTTTCGGTACTGTTCAGCACCAATATTATCTAGAAAGTCATTAGTCACGCTGCCTCCAGTCATCAGGTTTGTCTCTATTAAACCAATCTACAATTTCATCAGCACTTTCAAACCCCGTTTTATGATTGGATGGGTCGGGGTCTCCTAATCCCATCCTATTCAGAAAATCATCAGTGCTACCCTCTTGGATATCCTGTGATGCTTGACGACGTGCTTTTTGTAA